GACTGCGCGGATGCGTGTGTAAGGAACTGTCAACCCGTCCAAGATTCCGTTTACTGGTTCTAGTTGCCAATCGCTTGGACTCCAAGTGACATCAAAGTTGCCGTCCGCGTTTGTTTGTGTTTTGAGTGTGATTGCAGTTCCAGCGATGTCGTCAATCTCGCACACGAATGAATCGGCTGCGGTGAACAGTCTCGTGGTTGCCGATCCGTAAGCCCAGAACTGTCGGTTCGCATAACCGTCAATGAGCCGTGACGCTGCACCGGCACAGTTGTCTATCAGTTCGTCGTCTTGTGTGTCGGCTGTGCCGATACGAAGAGCAGCCTTGATCTGGTTGCGTGTGGCATAGCCGTTCGTGATTGCCATAGATTCCTATCCTACTCAACAATCAACAACTCAAGTGATGGCTGAAGTCTGAAGAATCTTACTCCATACAACTCGCGCAACTTGTTGACGACGATCGGGAACCATTGACTCCAGCCTTCAGGGTTGATTGCTTTGCTGTCGCCGTACTTGCCGAAGTTACTTATCCCACCTATCGACCCGTTGTCAACGCCGACCAAATTGATTTGTGATGCACCCATATAGCAGGCAAGGTGCATCGCAATATGTGCTGAAGTGCCGCCAACAACCAACACATCTGGGTCGGTTGGCCATCCGATGTCAGGTCGCCAGAATGGTGCGTGTGGTCGGAAGGTGACGTGATTACCTGAACCGACATGTGTAGCAGTCATGTTTGATGCTTCTAAGTCCATGTCTGGAGTGACGAAGATGCGGTCAGGGTTCTCGTCTATCCGTTTGCCTGTGATCGGATTGGCTTTGGAATAATTTGACGCCGAATAGAAGTCGGCGATACCGAACCAGAATCCGACATCGTTGATCGACACAACAACTTTGTCATCAAAGAACTGTGGTGTCACCCAGTCCATACTCGGACCAGAACCACACACCCAGATCTCTTCACCTTTGTGACAGTCTTTCAAGTCTTGAAGAATCATTCAGTCAACTTCGGCGGCCAATCCTCACCAGGTATCACACGACCAGATTCCAACAGTCTACGAAAGTTGAACACTTCTTGTTCGGCTTGGTCGTCTCTTTGTGCAGTCAGTGCATCATTGTGTCGAACCCAAGTCCACACACAACGCGAATCAAACGACGCTTCAACATTGTGTGACCGCATCTCGCACCAATGAATCCAATCAACATACTTGTGGGAACGGTACGGAATCTTTAACCAAGTCTTGCGACGAATAACCGCAAGACCTGGCATACCGTTGTTTTGTTGATTGAGAAGATTCTTGTATTGTTCAGGTGTGCCGTGACACAATCCGCCGTCCCACCGACCGCGCACATTCACGGCATCACCTTGCAGAACTAGACCGTCAAAGAAGTTCGGATCCATAGTGTCATCGACTGGAAGATGTGTACACCATTCGGCTGTTGCTTCACGCACGCCCACATTCACACACGGCCAGATGCGGTCATCCCAATACGGGACAACCTTCCACCAAGATGGCACATCAACTCTTGCGGTCGTCACAAGAATCACCTCTTGCGGTTTGACCGTCAAGCCTTCAATCGAGGCAATGAATGTTTCACCGAACCGATCCCAATACTTCTGATCAAACGGTGAGATGATCGCTACCGGCGACGGTACCACGACAACGGAGCCTTCCCTTCAGCAATCCACGGAATCCACGAATCATCCATCTGCACCTCAATCAACTGTTCGCCGCGTATCGAGCGACCGACCCGATAGTTCTCGGCCATGAACACATCAGGGTTCTCGACCATGAGTTCTTGGTGAGAGAACGAACGCATCTTGTTCGCAGCCCATTCAGGTCCACCCATCCAAGACACATGCCAACCTGAATGAATCTGATGCAACTGATGACGCAACGATCTCATAGTTTGCGCATCACCAGTTCGACTACCCCACGGACCCGCAACCATTGTGTGTTCATCAGATAGACGCCAATACGCCGACATCACAAGACGCTTCATCATGTAACCATGCCAACCAGTTTTCAAAGTCTCTATGTCGTTCGGCGACCAGATCTCATCACAGTCCGCGACCGTCACAATGTCTTCGGCTTCTGGTGCGAACTGTCGCAACACGGTGAAGAGATGGTTGCGTTGCGCATGTTCAGCCGACCAGCTACGAAGCGAAGCATCTGGTTCATAGATCTCATAGTGGATTTTGTTGCGCCACCTGTAGAACCTGTCAAGGTCAATTCCGTGTGCTTTGGGTTGACCCATGAAAGTTGTTGCCGACTCGACAATGATGACCTTGTCTACGACATCACCGATCTCTGACAGTCGGCATTCGAGCATGTCGTGTTCTTGGTTGAACAGGATGCAATCAAACACTCTCATCTTCGTGACTTACCTACGAGCAGGATGCGGTTGTCGTTCATGACAATCTTTGTGTCAATAGAACAATGTTTCTCAAACTCGGTTTGCAAAGTGTTGATGTCAGCGATGTGCCAAGTTGTGTCGGCAGGAATGTATTCAACAAGTATCAGCCAGTTACATCTTGTTGATGCTTCTCGGATTACTTCTTGCCAGTTTTCTTGCATGACCAAAGTGTGCGACATGACCGCGCAATCGTATCCACCTGACTTCGCTGCGGTCAGACCGTCACCGACACGGAAGTCGATGTCAGGGTAGGACGCTTTTGCTTTGCGGATCGCAGCCGGTGAGATGTCGTAGGCGACAACCCTTCTACCGCGTAACGCCATCAGATGTGTTTGTGTACCTTTACCGCAACCGATATCTAGTATTGAACCAAACGAGAACGCCGACATGACTGTTGAGAGCAGCCGATATCCCAGCGGTCGCACATCGGACTGATACCAAGCATCAAACTCTTGAACATCTTCGGCTTGATACATCTCATCAAGTCTGAATCCGTCTTGCAAGTAGTCGTGGTACTTAGCCATCAGTCCCAACTGAGATTGATTCGGCGTTGCAGATCCCATTGCCCTGCATCAAGTCGTGCGTTGCGAAGTTTGAACAACTCCATGTTCGCTCGGAAGCTCTCACGATTCTTGTCAAACAGCGACGGATCCGACAAAAGCGTGGACGAGTTGTCGTGATAGACCAGCGCATCAGACTTGACAATCTTCTTGTGTAGCCGTGTTGCGCGACGCTCATAGTCGTTGTCTTCGAAGTATGCAGGATGGAATGCTTCGCAGAACAATCCGACATCTTTGACAACTTCGGATCCGATCCAAGCACAACACCAACCAGGTTCACCCGCTAGATGTATCTCATCAATGTCTGACTCTTTGTAGAACTTCTCTAGATGTCCGTGACCGAAGTGCGCATCCGAGTTCAACAGAATCCAACCTGTTGCAAACGGTGTCATCTTGATTCCAAGATTCCACGATGTTGCGACACCGAGGTTTGATGGCATGTCCATGATGTATCGGTTCTGAATCTTTGTGCTGCGTGGCAGAACCAAACAGTCTTTGGCGATCCGACCGCCGTTGTCAATGATGATCAGATTCTCAACTGGGTAGTCGATTGACTTGATGCACCTTTCAAGCAGGTCGTATCGGTTGAGGACAGGGATGACTATGACCGGCACCATGCGGACAGCTCCTTCATTGTTGGCTTCCAATACTGCTCAAATACTTGATCGGCTCCGTACCCTAGGGCATGGGTGATCGCGTCCTGAGAACGGCTCCTAGGCGCGTTATAGGCCGCCTTGAGAGCGTTCACGATGTCAGGCACGTTCGGTGTGAAGAACCATGACTTCTGTGCCGCATCCCACCACGGCTGGCCTTCGACGGTCCAGCCGTCGCCGACGAGTTCAGGTTGTGCAGTGAAGTTGCTGACGATCACTCGACACCCGCAAGCCTGCGCTTCAATAACAGGAATGCCGAAGCCTTCACCCATACTGCAGGCAAGAAGAACATCGGACGCCGTGTACATCGCAGCCATCACATTCTGTGGCAACGAATGACGGTACGCATACTGATCGACAACCTTGTACTTGTCCTTCGATACACCGACCGCATCCAACAATGTCGGCAAACTAATCCCAGCCATTGCACCATCAGGTTCCGTGTACAGATACAGCACAGCGTCAGGATGATCCTTGGCAAAGATTGAGAACGCAAGAATGTTCTCAGCCCAAGCCTTCCGCGCAGGTTGCGAACCTTTGTTGGTCGCAACCATAGACACAACGAATCGGTCTTCTTCCCAACCCATAAACTCGCGCCCAGTCATCTTCTGACCGTTTGCCAATGTCACCGATTCGGTCGGTTTGAACACCGGCTCGATTGCGTGTGGAACATACAAGTGTTCAACGCCTGCTGTCTCCAACATTCGTGAACCGAACTTTGACATTGCGATCGGTCGCACGTTCTCACGCGCACACCAAGCCAACACTTCTGGTGGTGTTGGCTGATGATCAATCGGAACCCATGACGCAATGTTCTTCAAAGTTTTCAACGAGTCAGACTTCAACACCCAAGTGTCGAAGAGTGTGACGAGCAGTGTCGGCGTTGATAGGTCTTGGTTCGCCCATTCCATTGTGTGCGCGACAACTACATCGTCGGAGTATGCAGCCAATCCTTGTGGATAGATTTTGAATCCGTTCCAAGTTGATGTCGAGCC